TTGATCACTTACTGTTCTGGTAGTTCTTGGTTTTGGAAAATCAATAAGTGAAGTTGAATTCTTAGCAATCTCATATCCCCTTACATATGCTTTACCGGGAGAGATTTTATATGTCGCTAAATCATCCGTTGGGACATTATTTTGTGTAGTTAACTGCCCAGCATTAAAGATGCCACCATTTCCGAGTAAATCGTTAAGAGTTTCCTTAGTAAAGATATTAAATGGTTTTACATAATAATCTCCAGATTCATCATAAGTTCTTCTTGCTAATTCGTCAGAAATTGGAGAATATGAATTAGATGCATCATCAACAATTACTCCATCACGGAGTTCAAACAGTTGAATGAAACTAGGATACTCATCACTAGTTACAGATCTTTTTACTAGAGTTGCAGAAATCTTGAATCTATCTGCTCCAGGTGCAGAGAAGTTATTGAAACCTCTGGCATTATCTGATAGTGATGAATCGTCGTCTGCAGTAATGATACTCTCAACAATCTCTAAACCAACCTTATAAGTTGGTGTATTACCGTGGGGATCTAGAATTAGAGTTTGATCATAAACTTGAACAAAGTTTCCTCTAATATAATAGATACCTTCATTGAGAACTACTGCAGATCCAATAGTTGATGCATTATTATTAATTGTACTTGCAAATCCCTGCCCATCATCAATGACTATAGATGTGGTTGAAATTCCTTCTTCAAGAAGAAGAACTTCGTTGTTAGCAAAAACTTCTTCGCCTCCAGTTCCAGTTTCAAGGTAATTAATATAGAAAGTTATAGTATTTCTTTCTGTCCTTTCATCAAGATAATATGAAATAGATGCAGTTACGCCAGTGTTCTGCCCTTTAATAACCTTCCCAACGAGATCTTGTCCATAAGTAGACACAAGAACCCCTAAAAATTCAGGTTCTACTTCTACGGCAAATAAATCCCGAATGTAATTAGTAGCACCAGGAATAATTACCTGACCCTCTTTAAAGAAATAATTACCAAATTGCTCAGTTTGATTCTGAAGAATCGTCTGTAAGGTGGTTAGTTCTCTGGATTGAATAGGATATCCAGGTTTGAACAAGACCTGATAGAAATTCTTGCTAGAATCAAAGTCGTCAAAATATGGTGATACGTTGAGATTAGTTTCCTTAGGCATAATTCTTTAAAATTGCAAGATTATCTTGATATCCTCTTTTTGGTTGGCAGATCTTGTAATTGACGTTCTGTTGTCGATGTGGATTATCTCACCAGAATACTGTTTAGCTTCTGGATTTGCTACTCCCTTAACAAAACTCTGTCCCAAGTAATATGTCCTATTATTTATTACGGTACTTATACCCGGATTACTGACAGTACCAAAGTCTGTATCAATTTCCAGGTTATTAGATCCGCCCTCAACTGTAATAAAACTTCCGTTAGCAGCACTGAAAGAATTCAAAGAATAACCATAAGTTGGATTAATAATCTGACCTGCAGTATTAATTCCAGCAACAGTTCTATCTTGCCAATACTTTAGAACTCCAGTAGTATTATCGTAAGAAACAACTCTACCAACAGCAGTGGTTCCAACACCAACTGTTTGAGTAACTAGAGCATTATTAGTGAATGTTGTAGTCTGATACAAGTCTCTGTTACCAGAAGGACCCTTCAAAACTAGAGCACGAACACCACTTGCCTTATCTAGAGTCAGTAACGACGTTGAGTCATATGCTTGTGGATTCTGTACAACTCCGACTCTTGCGATCTTATTACCAATGGTAAAGTCTGGGTTCTCGGTGTCATTCTCAATTCTTGAATAAAGGAGAACATTTTTTGCACCAAGTTCGCGATAAATGTCATATCCGTGTCCTATTGATGGTGGAATAATAACGTTAAATGTTGGATCCGTTCCCGCTGTTGGGAAAGTTCCAGTTTTTCTTAAATCAACAACTCCGAATGTATATCCAGATCCACCACTAGTTACAGTGATAGATTCAACTTTAGAATCATTGTTGGTAACGATTGTACACTTTGCACCAGTTCCATCTCCACTGATGGGGATGTCCGTATACACTCTGTTTCTTACACCAACACTCTCACCACGATTAGTGATAGTAACTACTTTAATCTGACCACCAGTGCTGGCATGATTTCGGATTTGATCGTAGTTGGTGTTAGTAAACCAATCCTTTGGAACTGGGATAAAGTTAATTGACTCAAACTTAATAATTTCTGATGGTTTCAGAGTATAAAGATACTTCCAAATATATCCATCTCCACTACCACCTGCTGCTCTTGGATCAAGATCAGTGTGAGTAGGTTCATCTAGTGATGGTTTTCCTGATGGGTTCTCTGGATCTACACCATTTCTCAGACAAATATAAACTCTGAAATCACTATTCAGAACATAGTATGGAGCACTATAAAGATTAGTTACGTCTGATGGTTTAGATAAATTATCTCTGTTGATGTCTGGTCTGTACATGTCATATACAGTTCCAGATTGCCATGAATACTTTCTAATGGCAAGTTGAACATCATCGGAGTTAATTTTCTTAAGAGCAATGATGGTATCCCATACCTTACTCTCTTCATCAAAGCAATCTTTGGGTGCTGGAGGACCAGATTCCCAATTACTATTCAAATCTGTTGGATTTGGTAGACCAATGAAGGTATAGTAAGAATTCGTAGAGGATTCAACTTCCGCTACGAAATCTCTTGCTTTTTGTATCCTAAACTGGTTCGTTATAATTGCTGACATCGATTTTTATCCAGAGGATTGCCAATTCTTAAGTGTGTATTTATTTATTAGGTTAAATCTACGGTACTAAGAATCGTAGAGGTTTCATTCTCCTTACAACGGGAGAAGTATCAATTCCCACGATACCTTGTGAGAAGTACGCTGGGAACTCATTTGCTTCTTCCCTAAATGTGATATCAATCTCACCCCAACTGTATGCACCATAGAAGTCGCCAAACTTAGGCATAGTAGCATCAATGAAAGTATCACATTTAACAAAGACACGTCTCACAGCAGTAGAACCAATTCCAGTGACTGTTCCAGTCTCTGTAGTTGCTTGAAGAACTTGATAGATATTATCAATTGCTTCTGTGCCAACTCCAATATTACTATTGTCATTTCTGAATGATGTTGTTCCAGTTGATGGTCCAGAATTGGATCCCTTAACAACCAAATAATCTTCAAATGCCAATGTACTTACAGTCTTTGCTGTTCCAACAATATTGGTATCCCTAAATCTAGAATCCATTGGAATAAATGTGTCTAGGAATATACCAAAGTTTGCACCAACAAATCCAGTTCTAATTCCAACAATGTTTCCAAAGTCACCATCATAGACGCACTTGATTGCCTTTTCATGCTTCACTGGAGTATCAAAAGCAACAGGAGTTGAATCGATGATCTCTACGATCTTCTGCTCCTTATCATCAATATCTTCTTCATCATTATCGAAGAATGTTCTTATACTATCAACATATGCTTGAGTTGATCCAGTTGTAACTGGTTGAATTAGGTTCGCGACCGCACTGAGTTCTGGTTCTAAATTAATTCGGTTTTTAGCAACCGCTGCTCCATCAATGAATACATCTTCTCTTTGTTTTATCCATGATACTGGACGTTGTAGACTTGGATTGTTTACAACTCCAGCACCATCGTAAACATTAGTTTCAATAACATCTGGTGCAAGAATATTGTATACTGTACGGTCATCTTCTATGAGACTTGGAGTATCGCTGTTGACTTGTACCTTATCACCACGTTTAATCGTTTCTAGAATGTCAATATCCTTAACATCTAGATCGGGAGTTCCTCTATAGAATAGTGCTTTGAATGTATCTCCGTCTCTTGGAGGTTCGGAGAATAAAATTGTACTACCATTAGAGAATTCATATGCGGTATCTGGAACTTGCAGCACATCATTGATGAAAATGAGGAGTACAAATTTAGTGTCAACTAGACTTCCCTTTCTGGCAATAATTGCAAATCTTTCACCATCTTTAGTTAAGTTAAATCTGGTCTTACTACCATTAAATTCATCACTAATGTCATCAAGTGGTTGCAACTGACCAGGCCACCAAGAAGCAAAACTATCCACGTATGTTTCATCAACAGTCAGTTCAAAATCATCAAATGTTGCTGAGTACGTTGGAATTCCAGTAACTCCTCCAACTTGAACTGTTAATTTGTCACCTGGAAGATATGAATATCCTTGATTTTCTATATCGAATTTAATTACACTGGTTCCTGCACCAACAACAATGTCAATCTTACCTGCAGATCCATTGCCTGAGTTACCATGAGCATAAATTAGATCAAGATTTTCATAAGAGTTTGGATCATCAAATACCACTTCTGGTGGATCACTAAAGGTATATCCAGTGCCTGGATTTGTGATAGCAACACTGACGACATGTCCACCAGAAACAACTGCAGTACCAATGTTAAAGATATTTGGAGTACCTGCACTATAAGTTTGGACTCCAACATTAACAACTTGAAGTGCTGCACGGTATCCCGATCCAGTATTACCAATACTGACTGAAGATACAGTACCCAAACCAGAAATAATAGCAGTACCACCAGCAGAAACTAGTGGTTGATATCCCATGCCAAACGTAGATGACGCAGATACGATTACGCCACCTTTGGGAAATGGCGATCTATTAACATCATATTCTAATCCTGTTGCAATTCCAGTAAACTTAAGATCAGTTTTTGTTCCAGCGCCATCTTCAATTAGGTCAAAATTTTCTCCTGGTTGTTGAATAACATTGTTCACCATCAACAATGCATTATAAGTGGAAATTCCAGTTACATCAGATGCATCTGATTTTAGTGTAAACGTTGATTGAATTCCAGTAAATTGTTCTGAAATATTATCAAATAATTTATTCCCATCATAAGTGTGTACTGTACTATCATCTTCAGCAGTTCTCATAAAGACTCTGCCTTGGAAAGTTGATTTAGTTTGAATGTCAGTGCGATCTACTTCATCTGGATCATTTGCATCCGTTTCTGGAACTGGTCCATATGGAGGTTGGGAGAAATTGACTTGGTTCCTAATAATATTATAATTACCAGTCATTTTAGTGACCTGTGCATCACTTGAGTGACCAACAAGAACTGTTCCAAGTTGTGGTCTAATAACTGTTAGAGTATTTGCTTTAATCTTAGATACTCCAGCAACTTTCATGATCTCATCATCTATTTCAAGAAGATCATTAGCATAAAAACCAGTTATATCATCTAGAGTAATAGATTGATCTGTTACATCAATATCTCCAAATAAGTTTGTTGTTCTTGATGTTCCAACAACTGGTGCCTGAATAATATTGTCAATGTCAATCAATGCTCTAGTGTTCTGCTTTGTTGCATTGATATTATGAATAGTTGAAACTCCAACGGATGTAAAATCCATTGGACGTGGGTTTGGTTTTGCTAGAGCATCTGCTGCTGTAGCACAAAGTTGAATCCTACTATCACTTTGTTTATAAACAAAACAAAATTCTGGTAGTTTTGTTGTTAGTCCAATACCTGGAGAATTAGTTTGCGCTACACCAATATTATTATCAGTCTTAGTAGTATCAATAGAATCAGAATAATATTGAATTCTTTCACCAGTAACAAAATAATGATTTGGTAATAATATAGAATTATTAGTCAAATCAACAATAGATGTGTTTGACCCGTCAAATTCTCTTTTAAAGATTGAAAGATTTTTATGTAGAAGATTAAATTGAGTTCTAAATCTTCCAGTTCCAGCAAATCCAAATCTACTAATTCCACTTGTAACAGTACCATTACCAAAGTCATATAACTCTGGATATAATGTATCTTCAAAGATGGTTTGTGCTATTCTAAAGTATGAAACTTCAACATCCAAGTTTGGATTTGGAGTGAATCGCAAACTCATGCTATCAGATTTCACAACATCAAATGTTCCAAGGTCATCTAAAGGATTGCCAGTGAACACTTCTCCAAATTCAAGTATATCTGCATCAACTGGAGTACATACAGTCGTTATTTCAGACATGTATACTCTATCGTGAGTTAAATCTGCTACTTGAACTATGTAATATGCTGCTTGATATTTTTTCGCAATACTATCAACAATTGTAGCAGTTGGAGTTGCACTTGAACCAATACTAATGGTGCCACCTTCTATTTCAGCATATTTTAACTGATATGGTTCATTAGAATTATTAATATTTGTTGATGTACTAGCAATTGAAACTAGATTTGCATTAATTTGATATGGTGTAGTATAATTTGCGACAGGAATAAACTTGAAGTCTACATCAGTTCCATTTTGATCAATTTGAATGGTTCCAATACCGATACCATTGACTGTACCAGTTCCAGAAAATAATTTACCATAAGACATTTCATAAACATCTGAACCAGTATTAATCAGTGAAATTTCTTCATAGTTGTTTTGATTATACTGATCAGATGAAACTGATAAGTGGATTTTGTATGATGTATCTGTAGATGGCAACTTCCAGAATACATGCGTAGATATACCAGCAATTGTCCCAGATACTGTAGTATGGTAAGTTCCTACCGCTGCTGCACTAGCAAGTCTAAGTTCGTCATCTAATGTGATATCTTGAACATTGTCAAATGAAGTAAACGCAAATGAGTAATCATTCTGCCTTCCATCATTAGATATAAATTTTAAACTTCCTTCTCCACCACTTTTTTCTACATCAAAATCACCAATATCATCGGAGGTAAAGACTTTACCATATTGATTTACAAAAACATCTGTAGCCCCAGGAGCATTCACTACCGATATGATTTGAGATTGTCTTCTCGCCTCAAATTTTTCGTCTCTTACGGATACAAGTATTTTTTTGTATATCGATTTATTTGCCATTTACCTTATAATGGGAATGATGTTACGACGTTTTGAATTGCACTATCGTTGAACTCTTCACTAATATCATCAATATCAAGAACTCTATTAGAAATACATTCTGCAAAGTCTTGTAAAATTATGGAGTTAAAAATCAATTCATTTGATACTAATACGGAGTTAATTGTGAATGCAACTTCCGCTACCAAGTCAAAATCAACAGTTTCTTCTAAATCAATTACACTTGACAAATCGTTGATTGTTACAATATCACCTGCACCTTGTGATGTAGCAATTCCAGAGAATTCATCATCTTGGGATTCGATGACCAAATCTGAGAATTTTTTAAATCCAGAAGTGTGATTTAAATCACTAACTAATGGATTCCAATCTTCATATTGTACTTGAGAATTTAGTGAGTATGAGAAATACTGATAGTAATCATTATCATGAATACGTTGAGTTCTTTCGTTTAAGAAACCAACTTCATCTACAGACCCATCAGCAATAATTGCAGAGGCATTAATATCATAATAAGCAAGTGATTGAGTGATGGATTCAATCGTAGCAATACTTCCAGAAGATTCTCCATAAATTCTCTCACCCTTTTTAAATTTACTATTAGTAAATAGGGACAGATATTCATTATTTTGATCCCAATATTCTACAACTCCAGTATTATTGTTTGTTGTGGAATTTATTGTTTCATCGGTGAAGAATACACCCTTTTTAAGAGTTATTGTGAATGTAGGGAAGTATTTTTGTGGTACTACTCTCCCAATATTTATCGCACTATTGTAAACTCCTGGACCAGTTCCAATATCCAAATCTTTCAAACTATATGTGATAGTAGGATCACTACCGCCAATATTTGGAGATCTATTTGTTACAGTGAACAATAGATATCCATAGTCCTCAGAGTTAAATCCAGAATTACCGAAACTATTAACTTCTGCTGGATCGGAAGATACTGATGTTTTTTCTACAATAATCTTATCACCAATTTCAAATGGGAAATCTGAAAGATTACTATAACTATTGGACAATGTTAATGTAACATCTCTAGTTGCAATATTGTATGATATTGTAGAGATTCCGGCACCATTGGTATTATTAATTGCAATAATGGTTGGTGTTACATCATATAAACCTTTAGTATTTTTCTTGATCTCAACACCCACATCATCATATACAAGTTCAACATCATCAACAAGTTTCCCAGTAAATCCATCAAGAACAACTAAATCCGGTTTTGTGTTATATCCAATACCAGCAGTTTTAGGAACAATCGAATCAAAAGTTGATAATGCTTCAACCCTAATAACTGTTGGTAAGAACGCTGTTGGTCTTAGAGTTTTATCAGAAGAGTAATCAAAACCAATGTCCTGAATATCAATTGATACGCCCTCCTTCAGCGCACCAATAGTGGTGCTCTGAGGTACAATGATTGCGCCACTTCCTATGGTTCCACCAATTGAAGTAACAGTTGGAAGTGTTGAGAATGATTTATTTGATTTGGAGATATCAAGAGTTCCTAAAGGTCCTCTAGCAGTCTTGGATGGGGTTCTATACTCAAAAGAACTATCTGGTAGAGTGTACTCATCAACTTCAAGTTTATTTGGTACAACAAAAGTAAATGATCTTGTAGTAATTCCAGTTATATTATGAGATCCATTTACATTACTATTCTCAATAATAATACTACTATTGTTGACAATATTATCATCATCAACGATAATTCTAGTTTTTGCTACTGGAATAGTTGCATTATTAATTGGAGTTAATTTATAGTATAGAATGTTTGGAGTGTCATCATTGATTAACAATTCAGTTTTTGACCCAGACTGCCCAACGTTTCCTGTAGGAGTAACATCAAATGAATTTGGAGAATTTGGAGATCTCTTATACTCATCTCTAAAGAAAGGATCGGTGTAAAGTTGGAATTCAAAGCAAGATATTCCACCAAACGATAATGAAGAACTGGAGGTATCAAATACAACTTTTTGATTTCTAATTGCTTTGATTGGTGGGTTGACAAAGAATAATTCTGCTGCTTGTTGGCTTCCTATGGATACTGGTGTTGGAGTTGCTTTGGTAGAATTGTAATATGTTTCAGATAATTGAATCTCATTTGAGTTTTTGACAATTACGAAATAAATTTTATTGTCTTCCAATCCAGTAGATGGAGTCGTTGCCTTATAGACAACTTTTTGACCCGTGACAAGAGAATGACCAGTCAGAGTAATTGAATTTGTAGCAACAGTGATTGCAGATGCTACAATTGTAATGGGATCAAATAGTGTTCTGGAAAGTGCATCATTATATGAAACAAATGAAGTGGTAGTAATACCAGAGTTAACGTCAAGAATAATTGAGTCACCAACTTTTAGTAAGTGATCATCTGTTGTATCAACAGTAATTTTATTTTCAATAACACTTGCCTGAAGAATATCGGTGGCAGGGAATTCAGTCAAGAATCTATGCTTAGTTCCCGTTCCAATACCAGCAAGATAAAGAATATTATTGTCGTTAGTTCCAATACCAACATAATTGCCATCCGATCCAAGACCGACTAGGTTAGATGAGATTCCTACTGTGTTTCTAGTGAATCTGACTGCGTAGATGTCTGATAAAGTTGATAAATTAAAACTTGAAGTTGAGTTGACTCCAACAGTAATGGATGAACCACCATAAGAATTGTAGTCTAACTTATCACCAGTTTTCAGTCCATGATTTGGTAAATAAATCGCTCTTGTTGGAATGGTAACGAATGTTGCACCAACTCCAGGATTACTCAGATAAATTGTGCTAGTAATTCCAGGACCATGAGTTTGACCCAATCCTAGAGCATCTTTAGGATCAAAATAGTTTGTGATATCAGGTACAAATTGAGTGTTATTATCAACATTGATAACAAACTTTCTAGACTTTTCAGTCAGTTTATCATATGGATAATGTTGATCGATAAGACCAGAAACATTAGCAATATTCCTCTCAACTCTGATTCTATGATTTGCTTTATCAACATTCAGAACTCTAATAGTCTCAGCACCAATGGTATACTGATCATCAGGTAGCAGATATTGATAATCTGTATTGTAGATATTGAAGAACGTTACAATGCCAGTATTGACAATTGCATCTACATTTTCTCTTAAAGTTAAAGTTTTACCTAATATTGTAATAGAGTAATTATTATCAATAAAAGAGTTTGCATTCTCAAGATCCTTGATTTCTACAACATCATTCGTTGCAAATCCATGTGGAACACTGGTCAATCCAACTAAAGTATTCTTTCGTTCAACTGCGGGGAAGAAATATACATCTTCAATCTCTTCAACAGAACTAGTTACTGTAGAAATAGTCTTTCCTTTTACACTAGCAATAATTGCTGAGGACTTATTGATACCAGATTCATCTTGATAGATTACAGAGTCACCCACTCTATATCCATCTCCACGAGATGTGAAGTCAAAACTTTCTACTCCAGAACGTTGAACTGTTTTGATTTCATTCACCTGTTCCCTTACTAACGCAGGGTTAATATAGAAATCATATGTGGAACTAGAATCTTCTTCACCATATGGTTGAGTATTTCTGAAGACATTCAGTGTAGTAATGTCTAAAGATGACTGTTCAGAATCAACATCATAGTTGAAAGCAATTGGAACAGACTTATATTTGTTTCCAATGAAATATGGGAATATTGGTCTCTTCGCTCCCTGGAAGAATGATGATGAATCGACAGTATCGTTTATTGTTGTGAAATATGCATACGTACCATTTGGGAATTCAGGAGTTACGCAGTATCTACCGTTATACTCATCAAGGTATGTATTTGTACCGTCGTTGATTGCAACATACTTGTAATCTTCCACAAAGAACCCGTTGGGGAATCCACTTGGTCTATCTGAAGATAGACTTAAAACATATCCAGACTTAAGTTGAACAACTGCTCCAGGAGTGTTTAACCCAGAGAATCCATATGGTCCATATATTGGATTTCCGTCATATGCATATCCTAGTATTGGAGAGTGGTATAGATTAGTTGCAACTGGATCAGTGTCATTATCAATATCATCTCT